TGGAAGGGTCGAGTGACTCCCAAGGAAACTTAGGAATACACCCCTTGACACTCGTGTCTTGCGATCCGTACCACTGGACTAACGTTTGGAAACATTCGTCTTTTCTACGTGGCGGGCTGATAGCATCGGATATTGCGTTGATCGATTCCTTCGCGTCCAAAATGGATGAGCTGAGAATCGTATACCAGTACTCCTCGTTTTTAGTAATCAAGTCGTAAAACTCGATCTCTTCTTCATTCAAAAGGGTTTCTTCCTGAAGAACATCAAACAAAGTTATTGCTAATTTAAGCGAATGCGTATCATTATACAAAACTCGTTGAACTATTTGCGATTTCCAAAATCTGATCAGTTCCCAAGGCTTAAACCTCGATGTACCGTGCTTTCTTTTAAGGGAAAGTAGATCTCGGAAGAGTTGCGCGATATTAAAGTGACAGTCTCGTTCTTCAAGATGAAGAAGCAAAGACTTGACCGCTGTTAGGTCATCCCTAACAGAAAGGCAAAGTTTAGCAGAAATCCTTGAAACGTCCTTCCCATAATTAATATTACGTGAGACATATTCGCCGACCAAATTTTCTTCGGTAGCTATCTTGGACTTCTTTTGATTCACAGGCATTCCCAATAATTCAAAAAGTTTAGGGATATGCCCTTGTGGATCGAAGGCGAAAAGATCGTCTCCGACGGCGGATCGAGGGTACTTGAACTGGGTAAGTTTCTCGCCGTATTTTCTAACATAAGTGTACTTTATAAGTAACATGGATGTTAAGGATGCGATTTGGAATGAACCTTTAGTTCCCATACCTTGACCAACTGAGTACTTGATCGTTTTCTGTGAAGTTCCGAGTTTCCAAGGACACTTCACGACCAATGACTCCCAGTGCTCAGCAATTTTACTGCCAAATAGTTCTCCAACAACCAAAACTTGTAGGGAGGCCGGTAAACGGTCTGTCCATGAAGTTAGGTCATAAGAGTTCAATCCAGCTTTTAATTGTTTACTAAGCTTTTCGAATCCTGCTTTATGACTATAGTAGTCACATTCCTTGCGGAACAACCGCTCAGTCACATTAAGTACTCTGTCCTCGAAACCACTAAGCAAATGCTGTGTGAATTTGTCTGACATTGCCACTATACGTGATTTGTTGCCTTTATCGGGAACGGGTACGATTTTGCGTAAGTTAACCTTACCAAGTCTCCCTTTCCGTAGCTCCGATTTAAGTGTGTTATTATTACACCGTTCTGGTGATCCTAATGCTTCCTCTAAAGAAGTTCGCCCAAGTTCTTTCACATAAGTGTAGAAACAGGAATTTCCTGTCAATTCACATAAAGGTCTGAAATGGGAGTCCCAATTCTCAAGGTGTGTTAGTAAGCCAGCTTCTAGTCCAGCAGATTCAACGGAATCTTTTCCGGATGGCCCAGATTTACCCAACTTAAGGAAGGGAACAATCGGCCAATT